CTGGAAACGTTAGATACAAAGCTAGAGAAAGATACTCATTTGGAGTATCTGACTTCAGAGGTATCTTCGGCGTAGAAGGTGCGTAATACTTAAAATTTTGAGGCGGGACACAATCCCGCCTCATTTTAAAAATAGAAAGAAAAAATGCATCCTAAAAAATTTAGAGTTCAAATATCTGCGTATCAATATTACGCTGATTTTATTATTGAATGTATAGAAACTCCAATTGACATAGAAAACGCAATCATTGACAGATTAGGAAAATCTGATATAAAATGGGAGTATCTTGGAGAAATGCAAGATCCAAGGTGTAATAGAATAACTTACGAGGAAGTTATTAATGGAGGCAATAATGCAACAACTAGAAAACCTATACTCTCAGAAAAGAGTGTTGGATCTGGAATGGGAGCAGGAGCATCTGAAAGAGGGTAGATATACTCTCAACATGGTTAAGATTGACAGAAAAGTTAGAGAAGTTCTTAGCCACATAAGAGCAGCTGAAGCGGAAAAAGCTCATATGAAAAATAAAATAGAAGATGCGGCCCCTCAAGTTTCTGTAGCTACTTAATAAAAAAGCTACATCGTTGAATAATTCAATTCACAGTATAGGCTCTCTTGCGCTCTACTCAAAACTAGTATATAAATTAATCACTATACAATTAATTAGAACATAGACGCGTATAGTCGACGGCCTAGAGACTATGTTCAGAAACTAGGAGGATATAATTATGGCAAATACTACGTTTAATGGACCGGTCCGATCGGAAAACGGTTTTGAACAAATAACAAAAAATAGCACAACAGGTGCTATTACGGTTGAAGCAACTTATGATGCTAGACCAAACTTTAGACAAACAATAGACAACTCGACTTTAAATACGGGTGCTGATGTAACAACAACTTTGACTACTGCTCAATCAGGAACAATTTTTGAAGTTGATGGAACAGGTGATATTGTTGTTAACATGCCCGCTTTAAGCACAGCTAATGTTGGAAACACTTATGAGTTTTTCGTAACTACTGCTGTCGGTAGTGGTAAAACTGTTACTTTTGTTTTACCTGGTGCAGGTGTATCAAATTTCTTTGGTGCGCTTTCGCTTATGGGTGGAACAGCTGCTAACCCAGCAAGTGATGTTGCAGGTGATACTTTAACATTACCTAACTCAACTGCGGTAAATGCTAGAGTAAGATTAACTTGCATTAAGGACGATGGTACTAACTCAACTTACAAAGCTGAGACTTTATCAACTCCTATTGCAACAATAGCGTAATAAATAATTAGTGTGGGGCTTCGGCCCCACATTTAATTTTAAGGAGAAACAAATGTCAACAGACGTAAAAAGTAAAACATTTTTAAACAGTTTATCTGCTGCAACAGCATCAGTGGCTGCATTGCAAACAACAAGTGGAGCTGCTAATTTAAATTTAGCGACAGCAGCTGGGACAGGTGCGTTTCATCAGACAGACCAAGCATGTAAACTTACTATAACTTGCGCTGCGGATGTTTCTGGAGTTACTTTTACAGTAACAGGAACAGATATTGCAGGTAATGATTTATCAGAAGCAATAACTGGACCAGATTCTACTACAGTAACAGGAAGTAAATTTTTTAACACAGTTACTCAAATAGCTGCTAGTGGCACGGTTGGAACAAATACTTCAGTCGGAAACGCTGCAGGAACTACGGGTGGACAAGCTGTATTAACTGCTGGTAGAACAAGAATTAGAGGAATGCACATTACAACTGGTGGAACTGTAGGAAATATATCTTACTTTAATACATCACCTGTATCAGGGACGTCTTTATTTTCTTTTCAAGTTGCAACAACTACAAAAGATTATATTGATCCATATATTCCAGACGATGGAGTGTTATTTGATGCAGGGGCTTTTATAGATATTCCAGCAGGAACAGCAGTGAGTGTTACGACATTCTTTGATGGATAGGAGGTTAAATGGCTAACACCACCTCGGGAACAACAACTTTTGATAAAACTTTTGCTATTGATGAAATAGTAGAAGAAGCTTTTGAACGTATAGGTCAACAAAATGTTGCTGGTTATCAATTAAAAAATGCTAGAAGAACATTAAATATATTGTTTCAAGAATGGGGCAATAGAGGTATTCACTATTGGGAAATAGAAGAGCTTGATATGGATTTAATAGAAGGTCAAGCTGAATATGATTTTTTTAGATCAAGTGACGATGGTACAAGTGCTGTTTCTACACCAGCAAGTGTTCATGGAATGTCCGATGTTCTTGAAGCACAATTAAGATCTAATAGAACTTCAACTGATCAATCAGATAGTCCTATGACAAAGGTAGATAGATCTACTTACGCAGGTTTTTCTAACAAGTTATCTAAAGGCACACCTAATCAATATTGGGTAGAAAGATTTATTGATAAAGTTAGAGTGCATATTTATCCAACACCAGATTCAACAAATGCATCTAAAGACATGCATTTTTATTATATAAAAAGAATACAAGATGTAGGTGATTACACAAATGCAACGGATATTCCATTTAGATTTGTGCCTTGCATGGTATCAGGATTAGCATATTATTTGTCTATGAAGTATCAACCAAATTTAATTCAACAAACAAAATTAGTTTACGAGGATGAGTTTGCAAGAGCATTAGCAGAAGATGGTTCTGCATCTAGCACACACATTACTCCTAAAGCA